ATGTGAATGACCGGATACCATCTTCTGACTGTGACCATTTACCAGAGTATGATTCACGTGTTTTCCTTTGGTATTCGTCCCCATTTCCTGTTGGCTCTATCCAATGAGAAAGTGTAACTATCTTATTTTTCCGCTCGATATCTGATTTTTTTGTAGTTCCTTCCACGTTAAACTGAACGCATTCAGTATCAGTGAGCCAAACCCATTTAAAATTACTTGTTTTTTCCGTGGCTGGTGTAACTGGTTTAAATTCATTATTTATCATAGCAAATCCGTTAAAAGAAATTATCAATGATAATAATATGGTTATCGAAAATATTCGTCTTATTTTATTCATTTCAAATACCTCCTATTTAGCATATTATATCATATATTTCTTTTATTTCAACCTCCTATCTGCTTGTTCTTCCATATAAATCTTTAAGCATTTCAAGTAATGACATTCCTTCTGTCCACGAATCCGCAAAATAAACATCATTATCGACCCAAATAGTACCTGTCGATAAATTAGTTGGGCCAATGTCAGTTGATTTCCCTTCCTTAGTTAACCTAATGTGAGGTTCTCCCCATTCTGGGTACGAGCTTGTAGCTATTTGCACAGAGTTTCCGGAATCTCTGCTGTACAGAATACTATCGGCTATTCCAAATCCATTAATCCACGCATAGTTAGGGTTGATAGAAATGTTACCTATATTAATTGCACCAGCGTTTATAATGACTTCACCGTCTTCACTTACATAAAAAGTTCCTGATCCAATATTGATAGCACCACCAATAATAGCTGATCCTCTAATCTCGCTACCTTCTATTACTCCAAGCATTACATGAAGTCCTGTCTTATCCCATGTACCTATTACGGCTCCTGCTGCATTCTTTACAGTGATTGATCCATCTTTTCCAAGCCCTGTGCCTCCAACTTCAAGCATACCGCCTCTAATCCGGTCTGCAAGCATAGTCCCAGATGTGATGAAGTCAGCCACAAGATTTCCGTCTATCGTCCAGGCATTCCGGTACGGTCCGTTAATTCCTGTTGTGGAGAATCCGAAACCGTTTTTGTTAAACTGTATTACGCTTGTAGCGGTATCTTTGTCTGGTGTATCCATGATTAAGATACGCCATGGAAGCGTTCTTTTGCCCGTATTTGGATCATCTACATCTAAGACAACATATCCACCCTTACCACCAGTAATAAGCTGTGTGGCATTCTCAACCTTCCTGTTGATCTCTTTACTGGCATTGGAAGCAACAGCGTTTACCCTGGCTGTGATCTGAGCCTTTTCTTTTGCTGCCTGTGCTGCAAACTTAGGTATCACTTTCCCCAGCACAATGCTGTTTTTTGCAGGGTTCGCAAGTCCAATTGTCATTTTAGATAGCAGGAACCGTGTATTTAATCCATGTGGCTTACTTATAATATCAGTCCAGTACCCAAGATGAAGAGAATCAACATCAACCCCGATAGTACTCAAATCAACTGCGCTGAGTTCGATTGTCTCAGGTATGTTTACTGCATTATCTAGATAAGCCCTGGCTTTTGCAAGAAGTACTCCCGGGTCCGTTATATCTTCAAACTTTTGTGATCCCCATATCCAGCCATAGGCCGCTACTGCGTCGGCATCATAAATATAATCAATTCCACCATTAACTGACTTAATATCTACAACTGAATCTTCCGTGTCTGTCCCTTCGCTTGTAATCGTTGCCCCGGTTGGTATCAGGGCAGTAATTAATTTCGTAGGATCGACTGACTTTGTGAGATCAAGGAGGTTTTCTCCAAATCGTATCACTTGGGTGTTGATTCCACCATAATCACTTACATAATCCAGATACTTTGCATTGCCTGAGTATCTTACATGCGGATACCCCCCATTTATATCCACTAACTGTGAGATCAGTTCCGTCATGGTGTTAGAATACTCTGCATTTGATCTTGTAATTTCTGTTCCTGCAATGTTTACAATACCAACTGTAAACCGTTTTCTTTCTTCCACCTGGCTATTGTGTGTATTAATAAGATGTACAAAATAATCATAAAGGCTTCCGGTGTATTCATATGGACGCTGTACACTATCAATCAGGTAAGCAAACTCACCTTCGCACGTTGCCCGTCCTGTATTATAAAAATCGCTTTCACTGTCAATCATTCTGCAACAAGTAATTTTCACGTTATCTTTGTAAATAAAAATCTCACTTGCCATAGGAATTATTTTATCTTTGTTTGGGTGTAACGGCGATATCTGGAATGTAAATGTCTGGTTTTTCCCGACCTCTTCCGCAAGCGTGGCATCAATTAACTGCAATGCGCCACTATCGTCCCTTGGCTCATGTAATGGGTATTCAACCCCGTTTGTTTTAACTGTTACTCTGTACATTATAAAATACCTCCCCTGTAATCTATCGAGACTGTTCCGGTTCCCGTAAAAGTGAGTACGTTTTCTCCTTCCACAATTTCAATATCATAAATCTTGTTATTTCCTGCAACAATGTTATATGTATTTCCTTTAAAAGTTACCGTCATGGCAGCAGATGAAATTATGATCGGCACTGTAACTTTATCCCTTCCGATAATCCGCACATTTCTTGATCCAGACACAGCAATATTTTTATAGCTCCTGATAATACCTGTCTGAAAATTGAATGGGTCCCATAGCCAATCATCAAGCCCCCCATACATTTCATACTTATATGGATCTGCGCTCACAGTTATTGTGAGCGTTCCAAGCATCTGTGTTCTGGCGTAATCTGAAACCGTGGCGCGTCCCAGGTAGTAATACTCCGTATCATCATCAAAAATAACTTTTACTTGCTTTCCATGGAAAAGGCTCTGGATCTTACTGTACATCGTGGGCCATGCGCTTTTTTCAAGTCCCCGACCAAAATCCATTTTAATTATCCGGTTATTGTAAAGTGGTCTTCCTGAAACGCTTTCCGTAAGATCCAAAATCCCATCTGCGCCCGGTATATCAATTACATTTGTTTTAGGTTCAGGGGGCTGCACACAGTCAGTACGTGACAGCGCAAGCCCCAAATCATTGAGCATATGAGTATCATTGATTTTTACCCCACTGAAAATCATGTTCCTGTCCTCCCTGCGTTATCTTTATAGTTTGTAAGTCCTGAATCAATGTTTGGAAGTATTTTTCCTACCAACGCACCATCATCAAGAACTATATTCGATCCACCATTCAGTGACGGAAGATAATAACCAAGCAAATTCTCAATCTTAGAAAGATCAGTAGAATTTCCGTTCATATCTCCTGTCAGGATATAAGACATATTTCCAGTCAGTCCATTCAGCTGATCGGTGAGCTTCCATGCATTCTTTTTTATGCCATTAGCAAGCCCCGTTATCATATCTGGCATCCACTTTTCATATTCTCGCAACGGACCAATGTCCGGGCGCGAGAAATGTATGTAAGATGTGATGATTTCGGCTAAATCTTTAATTGATTTTGTTACTAATCCAATATTTGATGTTATACCGTTTGCAAGCTCAGAAACTAAATCGCTGCCCCATGAACTCGCCTCTGAAATAACATTTTTTATGGGGTTTTGCAGTTCAGATGCAAGCGTACTAACAACTGAAATGATGTTTCCTTTTCCGCTTAATATTCCATTTGCAAGACCGGAATCAAAATCATTACCAATACTGTCCATGACGCGGGAAGGAGAATGGCTGTCAAGTGTCGTCCTGGCTGCATCTATGCTGCTTTGAGCCACTTCGGAAGCTGCTGTTGATACACTTTGCTTTCCTGATAACATACCCTGCACGATCCCTGCTGCAATATCAGTTCCAACTTTTCCAAAGTCTGCCGCTCCTTGCGCTGCCTGTTGCGCTCTGTAAACTGCATCTTTCATTACATCAGGCAGTTTATTAAGTTCTAACTTGCTTCTATCCAGAAGTATTCCCAGCTGGTCTACTTGTGCTTGTGTTACCCCTGGTGCGCCGTCTTCAACTGCTTTTTTCATTTCTCCGTATTTTTCAGCAAGTGTATTTACCTGATTTTCAAGAGATTGCCTTGTTGCCGTTTCAGCTGTTTGGAATCCATATGTGGTATCTAATATTGCATCGGAGATAGCTTTTTGATCTCCTGATATAATAGCAGAACTTAAACCCTCATAATTTGCTATCGTGGTATTATATCCGATATAAGCAGTTTCAGCTTCGGAAAGAGTTTTATTTAACCCACTTAATTTCTCCGTATATCCGTCAATCTGGTCCCGTGCTTCGCTTACTTTTTCTAATGCTGAATTACTACCAAATAAGTTTACTGGCGCATTCATTGCATCCGTTTCGGCTTTTTGTGCCTCCGCCAATTTTCTGGTGGTATCTTCAACGTCCTTTTTAGCCTGATTGTAAGCTATAAATGCATCCGTGCGGTTTTTTACTGCGTCAGCATATCCAGCTTCGTTTGCATCAAGCAAAGCATTTGCCTGTTTTTTTATTATCAGCTGATCTATACTGTTTGTCAGATCCTTATAATTTTGGATCTGATTATTAGTCATTTTAATTTCAATTCCAAGTGCATCCGCAAGTTGGCCTGTTATAAAACTGGCTCTTGCTTCATATCCAGCCTTAACATTTCCGTTTTCGTCAGTAATGCTTTTCAATTCGGCAAGCAACTGCTGTTCGTGAAGTGCTTCTGCCTGTGCTGATTGAGTAGCAGATTGTCTCTGCTCATTCATTTGCTCATATGAGTTATACAGATTATCAATGGCTGTTTTATTATTTATCTCTTCTTCACTCAAAGCGGCTGCTTCTGCTCTGTAATCATTCGTGGTTCCGGCAATTGTTATCATCAACAACGAAAGTGCTGTAATGGCTGCAACTACTAATAACACTGGCCCTCCTGCTGCCGATAATGCAGTAAGCACAGTTCCAAGTGTTGAGATTGTTTTCATTAACGCACCAATTCCAATTGAAATTTTACCTATTATGATGAGCAATGGCCCGATTGCAGCAACTACAAGTGCTATTTTAACCACAAGTTCTTTTTGTGAAGTGCCTAAATTATTAAACCATTCTATTGTAGTTTGTAATCTTTTAACGAGTTCTCGTATTTTAGGAATTAAAATATCACCGAAACTTATTGCAAGTGATTCAACTGCTCCTCCAAGCTGTTCCATCTCGCTTGAAAGATTATCCTGCATTACTCTGGCTGTCTGATCTGCAATCCCTGCGGAATTATACATCGAATCACTAAGAGCATCGTATTGCTCTTGCGTAAGATTCATTATAGAGAGCAGACCGGATAGCCCCTCTTTACCCGCCAGTGTTGCCGCTGTCATGGCTTTTTCTGCTTCTTCTGCTCCGAATGCTTTTCTTGCAAGTTCTTCAAGCTGTTTATCTGCCTGTTTAACAGTCATTTTTTTAGCTTTGACCTGATCTGTCAAGTACTGATATTCTTTGTTAAACTCTTCACTTGAAATTTTTAGTTTTCCGAATCCGCTTCTTAACTGGTCAAGTATTTCTTTCAGGGAATACATTTTTCCATTGTTATCATAAAGGCTTACTCCTAACTGGTCCATGGCATCTGCCATGTCATCCGTTGGTTTCGCCATATTTGTAAGAAGAGTCCTCAGTGCCGTTCCTGCCTGTGAACCTTTTATTCCAGCCATTGACATAGCCGCTAATGCGGTTGTTACATCTTCAATGCTATATCCTAATGATCCGGCTATGGGGGCGATATACTTAAACGATTCTCCGAGGTCTGCAATATCAATTGTTCCGGCGTTTGCGGCCTGTGTTAATAGATCGGCTACTTTTGTGGAGTCTGCCGCAGCTAATCCGAAACCAGTTATTGCATCTGCAACTATTGTTGATACAGTTGCTAATGATTCTCCTGATGCCGCTGCCGCATCAAGAACCCCAGCCATACCATCAAGAATCTGCTGTGTATTCCATCCTGCCTTTGCCATTTCAGTCATAGCGTTTGCAACTTCTGTTGATGAAAAAGCTGTACTGGCTCCTAAATCAATTGCCTTTTTTCTTAGTGCTTCAAAATCTTCACCTGTTGCACCTGATATCGCTTTTACCTCTGACATTGATTTATCAAAATCAGCTGTCATTTTAACAGCTGCGGCTCCTGCTGCTGTTATTGCAGCTGTTACAGGGAGCATTTTTTCACCTGCTCCAGATATCTTTTCGCCTACTTCTTGAAATTTATCTCCTACAAGTCCTATTTGCTGTAATGTCAAATTAGCATTTGCAGCTTGTTTTTCAAGAGTCTTTAACTGTTCAGATGTTTCTACAATTTCACGTTGCAACGCATCATATTGCTGCTGACTTATTTTACCTTCTGCAAATTGCTGCTGTACCTGGCTTTCGGCAGTTTTCAGCGTATCAAGTTTATCTTTTGTATCTGCCACTGCCTGAGTAAGAAGTTTCTGTTTCTGGCTCAATAGTTCTGTGTTTGAAGGATCAAGTTTTAGGAGGCGTTCAACATCTTTAAGCTGAGACTGTGTGCTTTTTATTTCTTTATTTACTCCGCTTAACGCTTTATTTAGTCCGGTTGTATCCCCGCCTATTTCAATCGTTATGCCTTTAATTCTGTCAGCCAAAAAACCACCTCCTAAAATTTGTCAAAGTCTTCTTGTGATGCAATATCAGGATATTTAATATTGTCATTTGCACTTTCAGTGTACATATCCAGGATTAAACCAATTGTTAGTAGATCCATATCCTGGATAGATACGCCGAGCTGTACTGCTCTCAATAAAAAAAGCGGTGTTGTCATTTCCCTGCTACTTGATCGAGCTTTTTTTTTGATTCAGATTCAGTGTGAATATTTGAATCCCATAATTCAAGAATTTGCGGAAGCACCTGATAGATTGAAAATGTGTCGAACTGATCAAGCCATTCTTCTGGTGTATTTGGCTGTGTTTGGTCAGCATGCTTTGCCATTATGTAAGCCACATTTTCAAACATTTCTAAGTCTTCAATCGGTAAATTGCTTGACTCTTTTTTATTATTTTTCAATCCGCTGTCAAGTTTCATTAAATCCTTGAAAATATCGCGTTTGAACTGTGCGCGGTATAATCTTGGAACCGTTGCAGAAGCTCGAAACGGCACTAATTTACCATCAATTTCAATCTCTTTTTTTAACATTTATCTCCTTTTACGCTGCCGCTGGAGTTTCATATACCTCAGCATACCAGCCAGTATATACAGTTTGATCGGTTTCATTTCCAGTCTTTGCTTTTACCCTTCCATCTGGCATCGGTGTTGCTGAGATGGTGAGTTTTTCTGCAACAGGTTCAATTTTATCTTCTTTTGTCTGAGATTCCAGAGAAGGCCGTGTAGCCACGCAGTTATAAAGGACATGCCTGATTGCTTTTTCATCTCCTGAAAATTCAAACAGGAGAGCAAAGGCAGAACCATGAGCTTCTGAATTTTCAATAAGGACTTTTTTGTTATCAAGTGTTTCTCCTAAAATATCAGTCCTGAAGCTTTCCGGTACTAACGCGATCTCTAAATCCCCTTCATATCCGTTGTTCGCAGCTGATTTGTAGTAAACAATACCATCTGCATAAAATGGGCTTATATCTCCCTGTGCGTCAAGTGATATGCTAACCGATCCCGGAATTGGAACCGGAGTACCAAAAGTAATTTTCCCATCTTCTGCCACTGTTATCTTTGCATAATGTGTGTTTTTTAAGTTGTACTTAACTTTATTCATTGATTAATACCTCCATTTCATATAGGACCTCAAACATGTTTTCTGATTGAATGTGCCTTTCAGTCTTGTTCCACGATAATTCGTATTTTTTTAATACTCTTTCAATACTTTTTTCCTGTTCAAAATTTCTAGTATCGGTATAAAGCTCAATATCTAACTCTGATATTCCTTGATAAGTAATGCCATCAGCCATAAAATTATCTGTCCCAGGTAATATCCATATTAAAAACGGAGGGTTAATAGCTCCCTCCGTTTCAAAGTGGTGATATCGATACTCAATTCCCATTTCTCCAAGCATCTGTTTAATTTCATCAATACTCATAACTTTTTTATTTCCTCCATTAATTGATCACGACACATCTTTTCTACAGGAGCAATATGAGGGGTTCCCTCAACTCTTCCGCCTCCACGCTTTGCATGGCCCTTTTCAAGAAGATGTGTTAAACGATACTGACCATCTCCCGCGTATATCGTTGATGTAATGGAGTGACTTGTTTCATTTGTGATTTTACTTTTCCAGCTTTTTGCATAATCACCAGTATTTTTAGGTGAGTTTGCCTGTAATTCCAGCACTGCTTTTTTAGCAATTTTTTTAGTTCCTTTTTTTACATTTTCGGTTGTCACGCTTGCATATTCCTCAAGCTCTCTCATGATCTCATCTGCCATGCTATCAATACTGATTTGTCCATTTGCCCTTGACAACGCTTACCCCTCCCTTTTATCGCTGTATAACGTATTAATACGCTCTAATGTCAAATATCTGCTTTGAGGTTGAGTATCATATTTATCCTGTATTAATGTGATTTTATATTGTTCTGCTCCAATAATTATTAAATCTGTCGGCTGAATCACTTTAACAAACGGAATAGATATTACTTTATCTACCGAAATTGATGCCAGTTTTGCCTTATAAAAGCGTGAAAAACCAATTACTTTATTTCCATACCGTATTTTTTTATTTATACGATTTCCTATAATTGATCGATCTTTTACAATACATACTTCAATCATGCCATCATTAAATGTTTCATTTTTTTTATTGCTGACTTTCGGCATATCTCCTCACCTCTTCTGCGACCTGCAATGCTATGACATCTGATTTATAATTGATCCAAAAATCGTTTAGCATACCAGATCGCTCATACATTACATAATTAAAAAGCAGACTCCGTGGCGTTCCTTCTTGTGTATAATCAAATTCAACTCCTGCTTTTCCGTCAATTGCTGATATTCCTCTAAGAATCATACCTTTTGTTTTTTTATCCCCATCGGAATCATCCCATGTAATATCCAGATAATTTTTTACATCATTTAAAAGAGTATCTATGTTTTCATTCATATTTCACCTTTAATTAAGCCTGTTCTTTTGTGGCAACTGTACCTACTACTTTTACTTCCTGCACAAGCGGTGTTAATCCTGAAATGTCTGCATAAATAAATGCATCATTGTCAAGCGGTTCACCATGACCATATAATTTCACAAGGTATACCCTTTCATCTTCCAGGAATTTGTATTCATCTGAAAATTCAATTTTACCTGACTTTGCAGTTCCGATTCCCATAAAGTATCGTTTTCCCAGTCCAATGATTGCCTTACCTTCTGCAATTTGTGCAGACTGAATAATCAGAGTGGGGTATGGAAGTACATTATTAACATAGGCTCCGTCCGGCGTTCTAATTGTCGTTGCTGGCATAACTTTTTTGAAATAATCAACCGGGTTAATTATCATAATTACATTGTTGATTTTTCTTGTTTTTCCATTTGGTCCTTTTGCAAGCTTCGCCAGTAGAGCACCATATGACACGGGGTCAAGGCTAGTAACTGCAACAGTTGTTTTTTCAGGATATACGCCTCCTGTAACAGTCACACCTTCGCCTACCTGTCTATTCATACCAATTGGCATATCTTTTCCTGTTCCTGCAATAATTCCACTTTCTAACCCATTTGCAAGGGCTTCTGATAGAATATCTCTTGTGTATCTATCTAACCATGCCGGACCTAAATCCAGCATTGATTTTGCTACCGGAAGGAAAGCAGACAATTTACTTAATGACATATTTACTTTTTTGAATCCGGAAGTTAATTCTTTTGTAATCTCTGCCGTCAGCGTTCCCCAAGTAGCAAGTTCCACACCATTGGCATTCAATAACATTTCAATTAATCCTGATGTATTCTGAAACTGTATCGCGTCAAGCAACGGATGATCTGTGATTAGATCCTCAAAAATTGCATCAATGGTTGTTTTTGGAAGAGTTACATCCAGATCAGTTAACGCCTGTTTTGGATTTGAAGATTTCATTGCTTCAATTACTTTCTGGTAATACTCATTTTCTTCTGATGTAAGCTGTCTTACTCCTCTTGCTGCCAGAATTGATGCGTCCGCCTGCTGCCGAATTAATCCAGCTTCATTCATGATATTTTCCTGGATATTCATTGACAGTTCTTCAAATGATTTGGCGAATGCCTCTGAGTCATTTCCCTGAATTGCTGCATTCATTTTCTGCAAAATCTGTGCTTTTTCCATTGCTAACATATCTTTATTTTTCATATTAACCTTCTTTCCGGGACATTCCCTTAAATAGATTTAATAAACTACTTTGTATTTCTTCTTTTGGTTCTTTTTGTTCTTCTGCTTTTCCTGGCTTATTTACCGTTTTATACAGCTGCGCGATTTCCTCTCTAAATTGTTTTTGATTACTCATTTCTTTTTTCAGCTGATTTATTCTGGTTAGATTTAACTGATTTATTGAAATTTGATCTCCCTCTCCCATGATTTCATCTATCAGACCGTATTCCATGCATTGCTGCGGTGTGAGGTAAGTCTCAGCTTCCATTAATTCCATTAATTTTTCTTCGGTTATTGATGCACGTTTTAGAAATACTTTTCTGTTAGACTCCATCATTGCATCAAGATCATCCGCATACTTCCTGAGTTGAGTTGCATTACCTTCACACTGCATCCACATGTTGTGTACTAATGCGGAAGTACCAAGGCCCATTATTCGCTTATCACATGCTTGTAAAATGAGGAATGCTACGCTATGCGCCACCCCATCGACATAACCTGTTTTTTTGCTTTCATGCTGCACCAGCTGATTGTAAATTGCTGTTCCCTCTTTAACAGATCCTCCATTTGAGTTGATATGTAATTCAATTTCATCTCCTGCGCCTATCTTAGAAAGTTCCTCTCTGAAAAAATTTGCTGATGTTTCAGAATCATCGTATGACCATGTATTCCAGTTAAACTTTCCATATGCCGAAACATCATCATAAATATAAAGCAGATGAATATTCTGGTTACTCTGTGATGGTTCAATTTTCCAGATCATTTTAGTTTCATTCATTTATTTACCTCCTTCCTTTTTATCTGTTTTAAGCCCAAGGGTTTCTAATAAATCTTGGACAGAAGAATAATTTTTTGTTATAAAATGCTGATTAGCCCATTCTTCGTTTATTTCCTCCTCCCCTATTACTCTTCTGATATCATTAATGCAGAATGCACCTGATGATATCAATTTATCAATTGATGTTGATACATCGAAAAGATCAATATGTTTTACAGCTGTTGTAATTATCTTTAAATAATTACCTTTTTTAAAACCTTCAAATCCATTCCGTTTTCTGTTAATTTCCACTTGCAGCTTATCTACTAATGGATCTATACATAAGGTAAGTAATTCATCTATTGCTTTTGATGTATCCTGCACATCTCCTTTTGCAAGTGCCGGAGGAAAAGAAAATGCTCTTGCTGTATAATCCGTGATATCGTCTATCATGGCCCGTATATCTCTTGTACCTTCATTTGAATATGTTTTAGTTCCGCCTATATCTGTATAAGAATATCCCTCAAATAGAGGAAGTACGGCATTTTCTGCATTAAAAAAGCGCTTAAAGCGCTCATTTACCAACTTTTCATATGTTTCTTTAAAATTTTCCTTTCCTTCTGCAATGCTGGTTATATCCAGTATGCCCCGGCTTCCTCTTGATTTTTTATAACTTTTCATACCATACGCGATCATTGTCTTATAGCTTTCGTAAATTCCATTAACCAACTTTCGCATATCATTGCAATTTAGTTCCCAATACAGAACCTCGCTTTGATAAAATGTACGATCAAACGTTAAATTGTCAACCGTTACTCCTGTAAATATATAATCATATAATGCAAATGTTTGTTTCTGAAAACTATCCGCAATTAGCAACTGACCATTTACCTCTATTACCAGACATTCATTTTTACGATATAGCGTACCAATCAATTTTTGAAAAAATGCTGATGAATTTTGGTTCTTGTTTGGCTCTATGTTCCAAGTATAATATTCCAGGCCTTTCACCTCTTCATGATTGACATAAGTTTTAAATTCACATTTACTTATTGCTCCTGAAATTTTATTGACAATTGACCAGAATGCAATTTCTCTTACATATATTTCTTCTGCTAATCCGAATAATTCCGTTGTATCAATTTCTTGTACAGAAACTTTTTCCGTATCTCCCGAAAGCCTTTCTTTGATAAATTTCCAAAAATCAAATCCCAAGTACTCACCTCCTTTAATATTCGCATACATCAAAATCTGGTGTTCTAGTGCTGCTTGTTACTGGAAGAGCATCTTCAACAACCATGGAGGCGGCTAACGCCATAAATGGGTCTGTTTTCCTGCTTTTAGCTTCAATCTTTCCATAAACATAATTGCCTATATCATTATCATCCTGTTTTCCGGTTTTTCTCCCAAATCTCACCAGTTTTGTATTGTTAGTTGCCCATCTTAATTCTGGAGCATTTCCCCATGTGAAATAGTTGTTAGCAAAGCAACTATCAATTACCGGAACTACCTTCATAATATCGGTTAACTTAACCAGTTTCAGATTTTTATTAATCTTCATGTCAAAACCAATTTCCCTTAAAGCGTTTGAAAATAACGTGAAACGAAAATCGTCCATGGCAAGCATACGAATGTCATACTTTTTCTTTGCTTCGGTGATATACTCCATAATAAGCTCCGGGTGAATTTCTACATCATCAACAACGGTTAATCTTCCTTCGTGCTCCCATTCTTTCCACGGACATTTCATTCTTGGGATATCTTTTGATTTATTGCATAACCACGAATGACTGATATCGTATCTTTCATTTCCTTTTCTGAAATGCAGATTTACGGAAGCAAAGTCAGTTACCTTTGTATAATCAATTCCACATGTGCATTTCCAGCCTTTTAAATCAGGTAATTCTTTATCGGTTGCAGCTATGTTTTCCCAGTCTGTTACTTTTATTTCACTGCTTCCTTCTGGCAAATTCATTCTTTTTGTCATAAATGCAGGAAGTCTTTGAGGATTCTTTTTCCATTCTTTGTATTCTTTTCTGATTTCTTCTTTCAGATCTGGAAGATAAGGCAGTGATGGATTTGCCTTTTCCCAGTTAGATTCATCATCCACTTCTTCTTTTGAATCTAATCTGCAAATAAATGGCAGTAAACCATTATCAGGTTCTTCACCAAACAGAATATTATCTGATGTTTCAAGAAGATCGTCAAGCGGTCCTTCTCTTACATCTCCCTGGGTTGTATAATATGATCTCCTTGGGTGTTTTTTCTTTCCAAGTCCTGTTGTAAAAACATCAATATTTTTATAGTCCTCATACTGATGAATCTCATTAAATACAACTATTCCCGACCTTAATCCATCTTTTCCTTTTGGATTGTTGGTCCGTCCTCTGATTATTGCTTTTGTTTTTAAGCAAGTTACTTTTTCTTTTGTCCAGTAGAAAAACTTTTTAAGTTTTTTTATCCACTTAGGCTGCTCAAATGCTTCTATGATATCCTGTACTGGGCGCATTGCCTGTTCTTCATTATTTGCACAGATATCTACATCATAAGATCGAATTCCGTTGTAATGAGATGATAGGCAAACAGATTCAAGCGCAATTGTTCCATCTTTACCCGCCCCTCTCCCGATTAAGCAAAATAAATCAGGCCATCTTGGCATACCTGAATCATCCCAATACGTGCAATCATGCAGTCCTATAACAAATTCCTGCCATGGAAATATTTCTTCATAAGAGAAGTACTGTGCTAACCCGATATACTTCTCGAGCTGTTCAGCATTTACATGTATTGCTTCATTCTCAAAACAATGCTTCACATACTTTATGAGAGCCTTTATCTCTTTACATGTATTTATCTCCCCTGATTCGACCATTTCCATGAATCGCTCAATCTGTATACTACAATTCTTCATCCGGATCACCACCGTTAAGAGATGGTTTAATTCCTATGCTGTCTAATATTTTTAACATTTGCGTATTAACTTTTAATACCTGTTCAACCGATTCATTCTTTTTTACACCTCTCTGCCCTCCTCCATTGTTGTACGTCACTGTAACGCCTCTTGTTTTAACATCATATAAGAGTAAGTTTTTTGTGATCCAAAGCTCCATATAATCCTCTATCAGATCAGCATAATATTTCCCGGTTGTTCCATTTCTTTCCAGCTGATCGCTAAGATCTGATCGAATTGATTCATAATTTTCTGACTTTTTAAATTCTTCTGAAAGCACTACACATTTTCGTTTTGCCATTATACCACCCCCCTCACGCGAAAATTATCCCGATTTCTTTTGTCGTGTCCTCCCACCGGTCTCCGCTTATTGGTTTAAAATGCGATTTTTTTTGACCGGGGGTATCTATAAAAAATGAATATCAATACCTATAAATCCAATCATTAAGGACATAACATTTTCGTTTAAAGAAAAACCAAACAATAATGTACCAGGATTAAAAATTACAAACTCTATCAAGCTACCACCTTTCTTCTGTCAAAGGTTTCTTTCCCTCCGGCTTCCTGTATCCGTGTCTTTCTTCATGACAATCATGGCACAGACTTATGAGATTTCTTTTTGTTTCGCCTCTCCATGTGTACCATATTTCAAGAGCAAGATCCGGATGCTTTTTAACATAATTACAATGGTGCACTGTATTTGCTTTTGTATATTTTCCTTTTGCTTTACAGTCCTGGCATTCGTAGCGATCCATTTCTAACACTTTGCTTCTAACGTGCAACCATGGTTTCCAGATATAAAACCTGTGAATATCATTATCACTTATACATTTTTTTACATAATCAATCTCTATATTCTGCATTAGCTTCTCCTTTTTCCCCAATAGAAAACGCCCATCAATTTGACAGGCGTTTTCTTTAAGAGGACAGAATGGCATTTCCATGGACTTCCAGGGGAGAAAGCATGTTGCAATTGGTATTTATTACCTTTTGCATGATATCATAATAACACGGAAGTACCCCCTTCTAGTTCCCCACTTTTTTAAATTTTATCTTCTCTGTGCTAAAAGATAGAAAAAATACCTTCTTGAATCATAAAACTTTGTTCTTGATAAAGGAACTTGCATAAACTCATATGGTATTCCTTCTGTAACATTTTTAATAAGCCAACTATAAATTTCTGAATCAGCTTCCATAGCTGCCCGTTCTATTAAATCAATGTCTTTTTTAAGTGATGAATTTCTAATTGCTGCTCGTTCTGTTGGGTTCCCCGGTAAATTTCCTTTTGGAAGTCCATCACTAGCACTTGATCCGACACCATAGTTTTTATATAGTTCCTGTTTCTTTTCTCCATACTGCATACAGAAGTATTTTAATTCATTATACTTTGCACGCGAGATATTATAATCACTCAATTTAATATCCCGCTTTCTTACAGGTGACTCAACCATAATACCTCCTTCTCCTGCTGCCCTGTCTGCCTTACGGCAGACTCACAACCCAAGTTGATTGATTTGTTTTTGTAAATCATCTAATGCAACCCATTTATTTTGTGCTACTGCTCTTGATTTATCATCATGGCTTAATAATACTATATCCCCATAGCCTTGCTTTGAATTATCTATGAGATCCATTATTTTATTTTTCATGATCTCAACCTTTTCTAATTCAGCTGCTTTCATTCTGAAATACTCGTTCTCATTCCTCATTTCCGCTGCCGTTGCCATCACAGCATCACCCCTTTTGCGGTCTATGTATCCTCCTAACCCTGTTTCCCGGAACGTCAACATATTCTCCGGTATTAAGAAGAATACCTATTAAGTTTTCACTGGTCCCTATTAATTCACCATAGCTTTTTTCTGGTAAAACCATTACCGGAACTATCGGTACTACTGGCTTACCTTCTTTTGTATATTCCCATTCAAGTTTCATGCATTCCTCCTGCTGCCATGAAAAGCATTATTCTTAAAATTAGTTGATTCCTACAACACTTACCCAATTTAAACCACCATCATTTAACCTGTCTCTTACATCAACAATATTTACCTTTTCATCTTTTAGCATTACGTTACTTTTCATTCCATCTATGAACATTGGTATTGACCTGTAACTAATAACTTTTATATTCCATCCATACTTTTTCTTGGCTTCTCGCTTTAAATTATCCCCCCATGCTGAGTTATGAACTATTACCGGATATCCTGTCTCTGCTGCAATCTTTATTAGATTGTATGTTTTCCCAACTTTTCTTTCTGGCACTTGTATTATATAATCTCTGCCTCTGTACCGTTCTGCTGTGGCTACATCTCCCCTCAATATGTCATATATTTCATTGCTGGCTTGCAATATTTCTTCTTCTGTTAGCCTTATTTTTCTTATTGCATCTCTCATCTGCTCTGTCATATATATTCTTTTCATTGCTTATCTCCTTTTCCTCTATTCCAGTTAATCTTGCATCCGGTCTATGGCTTCTTTTATTTTAAAAAACTTTCTATCATATTCATGAAATTTCTTTGCATGATACATACTGACTCCATGGTGAAAATGTGCAATTCGGAACATAATCCATAGTTGAATATGAAACATAATTAACCCCCTCTCTCTGCTAAATATTCGTTTACTTTCTTTCAGTAATACCCTTTACAATTTCCTTTACGGCTTCCTGAAGCTGCTCTTTTGACATTTTCGTGTAGCCTTTTACTTTATTTTTCTTGCAACATTTTTTAAGATCAGATAGGCTCCATTCATTTATTCCTGGAATTCTTATAGAAACTTTATCACTACCCTTTATTTCATGAGTCTCAAACATTGTTAATCCTCCTAATATTTTTATAATATCCGGTACTGGCTACCAGCTTCGGATTTCTCCCTAATAACGGCCCCGGCTGCCGTCCGCTTTTGGTAACGGCGCACCCGTTGACTTGCGGCTGTTATCTGCTCACCATTCTTTTTTATTGTCTATCAGGTTTTTGCTCCTGAGACTTTTTTACAAGGTTCCTTGTCAGCCTTGCCCCGTACTGCCGATAGGACAGCGGTTTTTATGAGAACGGAAGTCCTTCGTCTTCCACTCCATCAGGAATATGCATAAACCCTTCATCGTCTGTGTACTGTTTCAGGTTTCCCTGCTGACCCTCTCCTGCTGCTGCCGATCCCTTACTGTCTGCAAATTCTTGATCTTCCACGACAACATCCGTGGTGTATACTTTCACATTGTCTTTATTGGTATAGCTTCCAGTCTGTATTCTTCCAGAGATTAATACTCTCATTCCCTGGCGGAAATACTTTTCTGCAAACTCTCCTGCCTTGTCAAATGCTATACAGTTTATAAAATCCGCTGTCTGATCGCTGTCATTATTCCTGCGTACTCTGCGGTCTACTGCAATGGTGTATCTGGCTATTGCCATGGCGCGCTCTCCTTGGGAGTATCTTACAGCCGGATCACGGGTTAAACGCCCCATCAGAACTACTTTATTCATTCTACTTTTCTCCCTCCGGCTGTAACGGTCTTACAGTAATTCCGTTTACCTCTACATTTTCATTGACTCCGATCACAATACACGGTCTGCCGTCAATCATGCGTGATTCTACCAAATACGTCTTATCAGCCTTTACCTTTATGCTTACATCAGGAGTTTTTACTTTAAAATCTTTCTGATTAGTGATATTGGCAAGAAGGAATTCCGGTTGTTCTGCTTCAAATCCTTCATACTTCGTTTCAAACTCTTTCAGTTTTTCTTGATCCGCTCCGTTACTCTCCAGAATCTTCTTGATCTGTTCTGGTTTAATGGTAAGCTGCTCTGTCTCATTTTTTGACTCTTCCAATAATTCATTAAAACTATCATGAATATTTTTTACAGTCTGAAAGCTACACTTATCTCCCATTACTTCCTCCACAATTGCCTGAAACGTTTCTGCCTGACTCTTTGCAGACATTGGTCTTACACAGCCGAGTGTTTCATTGATGAATCGTTCTGGCATCTGCTCTGGATTCTTGGTGTAGAATAGTAGGCTGTGAATATCCGCATTCCTGTCATTAAAAGCCGGGAATATAAATGCTGTGTCAGGATTTTCCACAAGCCAGTCACGATCCCTGTTTTCTATTACATTGGCTTCTGTGTTATAGTACAGTCCAGCTTTTGACAGTTTCACTGGGCATATAATGCACTGAATGAATTCGTAAACAAAATCAGAGGCATCGTACATTTCCAACCCGTCCGTTGATTTTGCAGGAATATCGTAGGCACAATGAATCAATATTATGTAGTAATTCTCACCGTAATCATAGCTTTGGATCAACTTATCATAGAATTCTTCAACAAGATTTTCATCCTTCAATGCGCTGTCTCTAAGTCTAAGAAGAAAATCTTGTGTTCCTCCTTCTTCCTCTGCCAAAATAGGGAATTCCATATTAAGCAAGTTCTTTCCTACAGTGCCGGACATTGCGCCTTTGAAAATATTGAAATACTTAAAAGCTTCCGTTTCTGGAAGTGTTAAAAACGCTTCCTTTAACTCTGTCCTCCTGTTTTTCTCTGCATCTACGTAGCAACCGCATATCCGGCTGATTGCACAATTTGCAGGAGTAAATAGCTTTTTGATCTCATTTACTTCTTTTTTATTCATTTCTTTTATCCTTCCTGCTGCCTCTTGCAGCTTAATTAAGCTCCTACGCTCATATATCTGTTATGAACTTGCCTTAAATGCTCCTTATTTCCTGCTGCATAAAAACCAAGTGTGGTTGACGGGTCCTTATGCCCTAACATCTGTTGTATGTCCTCGATAGCGCAATCTTTAAGTCGCAGAGTTGTAGCCATAGTCTTTCTGAACAAGTGAGGGTATACCCTGCGCTTTAATCCTGCCTTTTCTCCGATCTGCTTAATAATCAGCCTTAAACCATCTTCATGCACCGCATTGTATGGTGCTCTCACTCCTGCAAATAATGCTTCGCTCTCATCCGTCCTGGTATTCAAGTACTTTTCTATGTGAACTCTTGCAACATCATTTATAAACACTGTCCTGTAATCAGATGTTTTATGAGCATATATAAGTATTTCTCCGGTATTCCAATCAATGTCCTGTCTTTTGATCTGCGGTACTTCTCCGATTCTTACCCCAGTGCTTAGAAGAAACTCCATTAATGCCCGTTCCCTTGGTTGTTTGCAAGCAACCCTTAACCGCTCAACCTCCATTCCTTTCAGATAATCAATAGGCGGTTTCCGTTCTTTCTTCACAGGAACCGCTTCCACTGGATTTGCATTAATCACCCCATGTTTGCGAAACCATGTAAAAACAGCTGAAAGGAAACGGCGTTCATTGTTCACAGTCCTGGTGTTATTACCTTTCCCGGCATATAGATCCAGATAGTACTTGATATCTACTGCGGTAATATGCCGGATATTTTTATCAGTGACACATAGCATATTTTTCATGGCTCCCAGGTATGCTTTTATGGTCTTTTCGCTTAACCCGTCTTTCCTTACATTCATTTCGTATGCCTGAAGCAAATACATGTTATCGTCCATTTCAGTGGTAAGTTCAGTTTCTTTCTTCATGACCTCCACATAATAAAGAGCCTTAATCACTACGGTTTCAAGTATCCTTAATACATCTGTGTTAACATGTGGTTCCATTTGCATTAAAATTTCATTGATAATTTTCTCTTTCATACTGCTTCCCCCTCTTTAGTAAGAAA